CAGACGTTTTAGCCTGTGACTTTACTGGCTTCTCAGGCTCATCTGGTACAGGGGCAAGGTAGCGCATACGCTCCAAACCTGAAGCGTTGCGCCAGCCAGAAACATCAATGATGCTTCCGACCTCTACCTTTACCCCGTCAGATACTAGAGGCTTCAAAACCTTCCGTAGCATTACGCAACGGCAGTGGTAAAGAAGTAACCTAGATCTGCACCGACGACCTTGTTATCGAAAGCGATTTCGCCTTCAACACGCTCTGCCTTTAGGTGCTCTAGACGGAACTGTGAAGTTCCCATTGTTGTACCCATTCCGCCTGAAACGCCTGTCCATGCGAAAGTATAACCTGCTGATGGAGTCAACAGACCAGCACTAGGAGCAACGTGGCACAAAAGTGCAGACTTGCCATAAGCAAAGCCGTATGCACCTGTAGCGCCTTCGTTGTTAGTTGCCTTTACAGCCTTGGCTACAAGTACACGATCTACTTCGAACATACGTGCCAGCATTTCTGCAGTTACGGTCTGTGACGAAGTGTACTTGATGCGATCTACAACATCTGGGTGATTCTTCAACTGACGGAATACCTGATAGCCGAGTACAAGAGTGTTGGCTTCAAGACCAGTAGTCGAGAGGATGCCTTCCTTGCCTGCTTCGATATCGTCGATCGGATCAGAGTTTGCGTAATCGCTCCACTGCTTGAACTCACCTGTTGATGGAGTTCCAGCAACGCCTGTTTCGTCAGTACCCCATACGCCAGTTGTGAAGAAGTCCGAAACGAACTGCAACTCACGACGTAGCATTAGGCGGTGTGTGACGAACTCTGCTGCCTCACGTAGAGGGTTTAGAGGTGCGTCTGCGTTAGCAAGTGTCTGATCGCCCACATCTTTGTGGAACGCCCAAACGTCTGCTGAGTATGAGCCAGTGGTTAGGCTGTAGCCCGAACCTGCTGATTCAGTGCCATCTGCACGACGCTGTGCTTCGTCACGAAACCAGTCGTTCTTGGTGTATGTGAAGAACTTGTCGGACTTCTTGTCAACAGCGACGATAGGGAATACCTTGTCGGCGATGAAGTTTTCTTGGCGTTGCATGTAAGCGACACTGATGTTAGTCAGGATCGCGTCTACGTGAACGCTATTTAGTGTTGGTTGTGGCATTACTCATACCTTCCTAGTTGGCTCGGGTTGGATTAGCGCAGTTTACGACTGCGGTAACAATGTTTCCGTCGGCGGCTGATGCTGACACCAACGAACCTAGGGCGTACTTGGTTGTATCAGATACGGCTAGAGCAACTGCCTTGCCTGTTGCGCCTGTACCGATCATTAGAGTAGGCAGGGTAATTGCTGCGCCTGCAACTAACTTAGTACCGCCAACGATAACGACTGATGCTTCTTGCCCTGATGTCGGAGCATTTTGTAGAACGCCAATCGGAACATCTGTGGCTGCTGCTACTGCAATAACCTGTCCAGATGAGTTCAATTTAACGAACGTGTACTGTAAAGCGGATAGGTCAGCACCTGCTACGAAGGTGGTCGCTACCGCATAATTACTGAATTCGTATGCCATTGTTAGGCACCTTTCTCTGTCATGTACTGACTGTACAAATCGGGATTCGAAACAGTTACATCCGCGAATGCTTGTTCGAAAGTGGAAGCCTGTCCCTCAGTTACTGCGGCTTTAGCCATAGCAATCATTCGGTCGTAGGCTGAGTGTTCCGTAGGAGCGACTGATTTGCCGATCTCTGCGAAAATGTTTGCGGATTCTGCCTGAGCATTAACAGAGGTTAAAATGTCCTCTACTGACTTGGCAAGATCACTATCGATAGCGGATAACTGACGGATTGATTTGCCTACAACTTCTGGGTCGATAGACAAGTGCCCCCATGATTTAGCCTTTTCAATGGCTTCTGCATCTGCAACTGCGTCACGGCTCTTAGCAAGTTCAGACTCAGCGATTTCTGCACGTGCTTGTGCTTCATCTGCTGACTTCTTAATGCTTTCAAGCATGTTACGTACTGCCTCTGGAGCAGACTTTAAGATTTCTTCTTCTGATTCTTCAGCAACTGCTTCGTCTTCAGGATCGCTTTCGCTCTTGGCTAGACGATCTTCTAGTTCAACGATACGTGCCTTCAACGCTTCTGTTTCATCTTCTACAATGATTTCAGCGTTTACGGTTTCGTCTTGGGACACGGAATCCTCCTCGTCGCCCACATCCACTGACACGTTGTCAGGGAGGTCTTCTGATTTTGCTAGTTCGTTGATTATCTCATCAACTTCTGCTGGATTAGCGGCTTTGATTACCATCCAGCCCTCATGTAGGTGCGCAGGGTGATCTACGCCTGACGTTTCGTCAATGGCTAGATTGATC